TCTTTATAATCGTTTAGTGAAGCGGTCTATGGATTGGTCTCTTGGTGTAAAAACCAAGACAAAATTAGCGGGACAAAGTCTGAGACTTATCCCGTTAATCTTTGGGCACCTAACTAGAGGCTACGTAAAAGTTACTTGGGGATTCGCTAAGAACGCGAACAGAATGTACCTTAAAATGGGAAGTCGCGGATTGGCGATCTATCTGAAGACCTGTTATCTGCTATTGCAGCATTTCGCAGGAGGACAGCATGACGCTTCTCCAAAACAACTCGGGTGCAATGTCTCTCGAACTAGACGCGGGATACCAAGAATCATCAATGTTAATCATCGACGTTTGATAGCGTCTGGCGATATAAGAATAATTCGTTTTTGGCTTTCCTTATTTGGGTTGTACCGAGTACTCCCTTATAAAGGAAGTCTTAAGCTTAAGACTATTATTGAGCCTGGATTGGACGAGTCGTCCTATCTAAGTGATTGGCAAGGATGGGTACCGCGTTTCTTGGATCTGCTCAAAGTACATGCTAAGCACGTATCAGAGTTCGACCCTGAGAGAAATCTACGAGTAACCAAGATTCCTCCTATTCTGAAGGCATCTCCCAACTCGCAGGGACTTAGTTCAATAGCATCTCTACCACTGGACCTTCTGGTCTGGTGGCAGGATAACGCTATGAGCCGAGGACTTGTTCGTTGGCTGAAGCTAACAGATAGTTTGAGTTTTGGACATGATATCGCCGTTGCATTTGTCAGTTTCGACCGACAAGTGGAGCGGTGGTTAATGACAAAGAAGGTCATGGTCAAGTTAACCCCTATAGCGTTCTTACGAGGCTTCTCTAATCAAGAAGCTGCAAGACGTATATATGTTAGTAAGACCTACGGGAAACCGTTATTCTTTGGGAAACTAGGTTTCAAACAGGAACCAGGGAAGATCAGAGTATTTGCCATGGTGAACCTTATTACTCAGGCTCTCATGCAACCTCTTCATGAGTGGATATTTAGTGTGTTGAGATGTGTTCCAACTGATGGAACTTTTGATCAGACAGCTCCTGTGGAGTTGTTGATTAAGAGATTTATTGGAAAAGAATACGTAGCATCATTCGACTTATCTGCGGCGACGGATAGACTTCCTGTAGTGATACAGGAGGCCCTTCTGAAACCGCTCTTGGGTGATGAGCTGGCTACCTTGTGGCGGACCTTCCTAGTATCTAAACCTTACCAACTCCCTCGCATAGCCAAAAGCTATAACTTGGGTTTTAGTTCGGTCAAATACGCGGTTGGTCAACCTATGGGCGCTTTGTCTTCGTGGGCTATGCTCGCGTTGACACATCATGCTATTGTGCAATTTGCCGCCTCGAAGGCATATCCTAAAGCCAAACAATGGTTTGGAGGTTATGCTCTTCTCGGGGACGATATTGTCATCGCTGACAAACTGGTCGCACGGGAATACCTGGCCCTGATGGGTACTTTAGGAGTAGAAATTGGACTAGCCAAGTCCTTGATCTCTTCTACTGGTAGCCTTGAGTTCGCTAAGCGAACTTGGGTGAAAGGACAGGCGTGCTCTCCGATATCTCTTGCAGAGATGTCGGTAGCCGCGAGCTCAATAACAGCTCTCGAAGAGCTGATAAGAAAGCTTCTGCCGTATGGAGAAATCTCTATGGCAGCTGTAGCGCGTTTCTGTGGTTTCCAGTATAAGAACTT